GGTACCGAACAAGGTTATCGCGGTGCAGGCAGCCGGGGGCGAGGACGAAGAGGCGCTGACCGGTGTCTGGACCAACGAGGACATCAACTCCCCGTACTCCTATCAGTCCCGAGGCCGGTGGATCACCCACGTGCTCGACTCGGTCGAGACCCCCGAGGGCACCCCGACTGAAATCGAGGCGTTCCTCGACAAGCGTGCGCAGACGACCCTCGTCCAGATGTCCGCTGTGCAGGCGCAGGTCAAGATCGAGCACCTGCCCATCCCCATCCGCGTCAGCGACGTGCTGCGCTTCTCCCACATGGGCGCAGGCGTAGACGCCCGCCATGTCGTCACCCAGCTTGAGCTGGAGACCACTGCCCTCGGTACCATGAAGTCCACCCTCCAGGAGGTGATCTCGCTGTGATTACTGACGTCAAAGACATCACGTCGTTCAAGTGGGCGACGGTGTACGGCACCAACCCGCTCTCGATCAAGCTCGACGGCGACACTGCCCCGCTGGCACTGGTTCCCGAGTCCCTCGTTGACCCGCTCCTGCTGGCTCCTGGGGCGCGTGTGCGGGTGGAGCTCAGCCTGCGCAAGTGCGTCGTACACGGCGTGTCTCAGGGAGGCCTCAGGGGCACCACGGCAGAGCGCGACCTGCGGTTCGGGGTGCCTGCCAACGACACCGAACGTGTGGCCCTTGCGAACAAGGCGGTCGTCTGGTATAACACTGATAGCAAGTGGGAAGAGTCGTACTACGCCACGCATGGCCTGACGGGTCTGATCACTGGGCGCAACGTGTCCACCGACATCCCCTCAGGGTGGTACCCTACCGGCCGCGATGGGGTGCCTGAGATCTCGATGAACCCGATCGCCACCTTCGCGGCCAGCACGGGCAACTATGTCGGCAACTGGAACGGTCAGGTGCGCCGCAGGGGCGGAGCCACGGCGTTCACGTACGACTCGCAGGGGCCTCGCATCCTCATCCCGGGCCTGTACGACATCAGCGTCTACACCGTCCAGCCCGCTGGCTCTGGGCTGGCCGACTACCACATCCGCCTTCTGGACTCCGATGGTACGACGGTCGACTGGCAGCATAACCTCGCGGGGATCGCTCTGAGCTCGTCGTACTTCACGTCCATCAGCGCCCAGTTCAAGAGCCAGATGGTTCTGCCGAACGCTTACCTCAAGTGGTTCTGCTCGAACGGCTCGCTGGCGCTCCATAACACGTCAGGCCCGGTGGGTTCTGGCCGGGGCCAGCTTCACGTCCGATACGTGCGACCGGCACTTGTCGGCGACTAACAAGGAGAAGGAGAACACCATGCCTTTCAACCCGTGGTCTGGGTACCGGATGTCCGGTACGTGGGCCGACCACATGAGCTACAGCCTCGGAGGTGAAGACTATCCCCTCGGCTATGGCACGGGCCTCAAGGCTCCTGCCTCGGGCACGCTGCGCACCAGTGGCGGTTCCGGCGAGTACGCAGCCGGGTGGATCGGTTCCGCCGGTCGCCGCTCGATCCTGACGCTCGACCAGCCGCTCGGCGAGATGGTCGCCATCGTCTTCCAGCATCAGGCCGAGATGGGCACCAATGGCGCTCACTACAACGAGGGCGAGATCCTCGGCAAGTCGGGCGCGTCGGCCAACGGCAAGGACTGGGGCGGAGACGCTCATCTCCACGTCCACGGCCTGACCGCTGGTGGCCGTCGCGTGCCCTTCACCCAGTACATCGGCAGCAGTGCCGGGGCTGGTGGTGGGGTCAGCCTCAGCAAGGAGACGCAGGCGCTCCTCCAGCAGTACGTCACTGGAGCTGGTGGGTACACCGGCCCGATCGACGGTGAGCTCGGCATCAATGGCTGGAAGGCCATCCAGACGTGGCTTACCAAGGTCGGCCTCTACGGTGGCCCGATCGACGGCATCCCCGGCGAGAACACCTACAAGGGCCTCCAGAAGGTTGCTCAGCAGGGTGGATACACCGGTCCTGTCGACGGCGTCCTGGGCGTGAACACCGATGCCGCGCTCAACGTGTGGCTGAAGCGCCAGCTCACCCCGGCCACACCTCAGCCGACCGCAGGCTGGCCCGCGTGGCAGACCTTCCTCCGTGCCTACGGGTACGAGGGACCCATCGACGGCGAACCCGGCATCAACACCTGGATGGCGCTCCAGCGCTTCCTGGCTGAGAAGTTCGGGTACACTGGTCCGATCGACGGCGAGCCGGGTGACATGACCTACGCTGCCTGGAACCGTGCGGCTGCGGCAGGCTACCCGAACGTCCCGACCACGCCCAAGCCCGAGGAGCCGAAGCCGGAAGTGCCCAAGGTGTTCCCGGCAGGCGAGACGGTGCTGACCGGCGTCGACGTGGGCACCAGCCAGAGGGACTTCGACTTCCAGAAGTTCTTCGACGCCGGTGGCGACTTCGCCATCATCAAGTTCGGTGGTGGCAACGCCAGCGACAGCCCGTACAAGTCGCCCCACGCTGCGGACCAGCTTGCCCGGGCACGCAAGGTTCCCGGCCTGATCTGTGGCCACTACTGGATGAACGGCGACAAGAACGGCCTCACGCCGACGACGTCCGCCCAGTACTTCGCCAAGGGTATCGACCTGAAGGAGGGCGACCTCATCGGGCTGGACATCGAGGCGATCGACGGTGTGGCAGCATACACCCCGGCGCAGGCGCTCGAGTTCACGCGGGAGTTCCAGAAGACTCACGCTGGTGCGGTCTTCGAGATCTACCTGAACCGCGCGCTCATCAACACCTACGACTGGACGCCGCTGAAGGAGGAAGGTCACCTGCTCTGGGTGGCTACCCTCGACGGCACCCGCGTCCCGGCCGTGGGCGAGTGGGAGGAGCCCAGCATCGTGCAGTTCCAGATCGCTCACTCCGCCGGTGGTGCGTTCGACACGGACCTCAACATCGCCAAGGATCTGACGCCTGCCCGGTACGTGCCCGCGCCGGTCGTCGAGCCGGAGCCTGAGGAGCCGGAGGTCCCCGACAACACCAGCACTCTCCTGTCGGAGTACTTCGTCAAGTCGGCCGCACTGACCAAGGAGTACGCAGGCAAGCTCGGAATCCCGCTGTAAGATCTATCAGGAAGTGTGAACGTGGCTACGAAGAAAGAGCACAAGGCTCACCCGGTCCTGTGGACCTTGGGCGCAGTCGTCGCAGCAGTGGCGGTGATCATCGTCCTGGGTACCGTGCACACCCCGGGCGGTGTCCCCGTCATCAAGAACCCAGAGCTCCTCATCACCCAGATTCTCATCACGGCTGGGGTCATCGGCGCGGCCACACTGCCGCTCCTCATCAAGACCCAGAAGGATGCAGCCGTGGCGAAGGAGCAGCTCGCCAACGATCATCTGGACAAGGAGGGCCAGCAGATCAACCTCCGGGTAGAGCAGGATGAGCGCCACGGTGCGGTCGTGGACCTCGTGACTGAGAAGTTCGAGGACCTCACGAAGCACTTCAACGTTCAGTTCGACGGTGTGCGTAGCGACATCCGGGGCATCCGCTCCGACGTGGGGCGCAACACCAACCGGATCCAGAAGACCAGCGACAAGCTGGAGGAGCATCTCGATGACAGCCGCGAGATCATCCAAGAGTTTCGCGACGAGATCGGTGAGCTGCACAAGCTCAACGTGAAGCTCGACGAGACCACCACCACAGAAGAAACCCAATAGGAGGACAACATGGAAATCGAATTCAACCTGCCCCCGGCCCTGATCATCGGGCTGCTCGTCAGCACGGTGCTCCCGCTGCTGGTGGGTCTGGTCACCACCAAGGTCACGAACAGCGGGTGGAAGGCGGTCATCCTGGCCGCTCTCGCGCTGGTCACGGCCCTCCTCACCGAGCTGGCCGCTGCGGTCAACGCTGGTGTGGCCTTCGATCTGGGGACCGCGCTGCTGCTGGCCATCCCCACGTTCCTGATCGCCGTCGGCATCCACTTCGGCTTCTGGAAGCCGGTCGGTGCTTCGGCTGCGGCCCAGAACGTGCTCGTCACCCCGCGTGACACCCCCGACAGTGGGGCGCACGTGTCCGGCACCCGCTGACCAACCCCCTGAGAGCCGCCCCTAGCCAAGTGCCGGGGGCGGCTCTTGCTGTACCCGTCGGCGAGGGCTCCTGAGAGCCACTCTCTCGGACACCGTAGCGGCCCAGCCACCTAACACGCCAGAGAGCCCCTAGCAAGCTGCTAGAGGCTCTCAGAGTTTGTGAGGGTTACAGGCCCAGCGCTGCAAGGCGCTTGCGGGTGCCCTCCTCTGCGTTGTTCTTGATGGCCTCGAGCAGGCTGGCCGGGTCGGCCTCGTTCTCCTCGAGGATGGTTACCAGGAAGCCGAGCGCCTCCTGGAAGCCTGCGTGGTATGCGCGGGCCTGCGTGTGAACGTTGAGGTCGACCTTGTGTCCCATGATGTCTGCTCCTTATGCGTTGGCGTTGAGGTAGGTCTGGGCTGCTTCCAGCCACTGGTCGGGGGTGCGGGGCTCGGTGCCGAACTCCTTGAAGAAGCCGTCCACGAACCGCTCGTTCCAGTACTCTTCGTTCTGGAGGTGGTCGCGGACCTGAGCTGCGGTTACGGTGTTCATGTGAACAGCTTACCTGACATCACATGAACACCGCAAGCCCTACAGCCAAGCGCCCTTCGTGGGGCGGCTGCCGAAGCCGAAGCTCTGGTCGTCGCGGCTCTGCTCGAGTGTGGCCGTGAAGGTGATGCGACGGCCCTTGACTCCTTGCTCGTCCGTGCCCTGCGTGCCGAGGAACCAGCAGCCGGGGCCGTAGGTGTAATAGCTGAAGTTGCCCTCAGCGTCCGTGTGCGCCGGGTCAGACTCGAAGGCTTCGATGGCCTCGTCGGCCTGCGCCTTGGGCAGCGACACGTAGATGCGGAAGCCCCGGTCATCCTTGACCGTGATCTTGTACGCCGTGCCGTAGTCACCCTCGACCATCTTGGTGGCGATGATCTCGCCGGTAACGACCTCGCGGCCGGTGGGCACCGGGTGGGCTGCTGCCTCTTCCTGACGGGCCACACGCTGCTCGAGAGTGCGCTGCATTGCCTCAGCCATCTTGGTGGTGAAGGGCTTGTCGTGCATCGAAACGAACTGGATGTTCTCGGCCATGCTGCGGACGAAGCTGGAGCGCTCTTCGTAGATGTCGAGCTTCTCGAGGAAGGCGATGACCTCGGGGTACTGCGCCCGGGCTGCCTCGACCTTGGCTTCCTGCTTCGCGACCAGCTTGAGGCGCTCCTGCTCGGCCTTGGCGATGCGTGCCAGCCGGGCCTTCTCGCGCTTGGCTGCGTCCTTCTGGGCGTCCTCAAGGGTGCCGACCTCAACGCCGAGGCGGGCCTCAAAGAAGTTATTGCACTTGTAGCAGATGCTGTCGTAGCCGTTGAACGAGTAGTGGCCGGTTCCGCCG